ACCGGGTGCACCATGTAGGTGCTGTCGTTGGCCGCCACCACCTTCCCGCAGTGGCAGGCCACGATGGTGGCCGCGCTGGCGCACAGCCCGTCGATCCGGGCCGTCACCTCCGCCGGGTGCTGCTCCAGCAGGTTCCCGATGGTCTGGGCCGCGAACACGTCCCCGCCGCCGCTGTTGATCCGCACCACGATCTTGTCCAGCGCCCCCAGCCCCGCCAGCTCGTCGGCAAACTGTTTGGGGGTCACCTCGTCCCCCCACCAGCTGGATTGCGAGATGTCGCCGTACAGCAGCAGCTCCACCGTGCCTCCCGCCCGGTTGCGGAACTGCCAGAACTTCTTGTTGTCAGGCATTCCCTTCGCCTCCTTGTCCTTCTTTGCCCTTCCCGGGCGGTGGCTCCTGCCCGGGTGCCGGCGCTGCCGCCGGCTGCGGCGGGTTGGCGATCTCGTCTACCTCCCGCTTCCGCCGCACCTCGATGGCACGCTGCCGCACGTTCCGGTTGTAGTCCCCGCCCGTCATTTGGGCCGTCTCCTCCTGGGCCGTGCTGAAGCAGGCCTCCACCCGCTTTGTGGCCGCCGTCACTTCCTGCACCGGGTTCAGGTTGGTCCGGGCCGGTCCGTTCCACGCGCAGTCCGTGTAGGCCTTGCGCACCGCCGGGTCCGTGAAGAAACCCGGCGCCTGAATGCGCCCTCTCGCCACCGCCTCCGCCATCCACTCCTCGTAGATGGGCTGGCAGAAGTCGTCCGCGAACCAGTCCCGCTGCATGCTGCACACCCGCCAGAACTCGTTCAGCGCGCCCCGCGCCGCCGAGTAGCTGGTGGTGAACTGCTTCAGCAGCACCTCCGGCGGGATCTCCAGCGCCGCGCCGATCAGCTTGATCATGGCGTTGGTGAAGGCGTCGTACCCCGTGGTGGGGTGCTTCGGGTCCGCGAACACCGGCTCCTCGCCCGGGTTCAGGTCGATGATGGCCCCCGGCCCCAGCTCAATGCTGGTGGGGTCCTGTGCGTCGATCAGCTCCGCGGCCGGGATCATCTCCCCGAAGGGCCGCCCGTCCGCCGGGCTTTCCGACTTGATGAACACCGTGAACATGGCCGAGATCACGGCGGCGGTGATCTCCGCCTCCGTGTACCGCCCCAGCTGCTTGAGGCTCTCCAGCACCGGCGCCAGGATTGGCACGCCCCGCCGCTGGCCCACCCGCTCCCGGTTCATCACGTGCAGCACGTTCCGCCGCCCCGTGCTGGCTCCGTAGGCCTCCACCCGCGCCCAGGTGATCCCTTCCGCCTCCGCGGCGCTGTGGCTGCCCAGTGGGTGCCGGTTGCACACCCAGTAGGCCACCACCATTCCGTCCCGGTCCGTCTCCACGCCCTGCACGATGTGGTGCACCTTGTGTCCCTGCACCGTGCATGGGGCCAGCCGGTCAAAGCCGTCCGGCGAGCACACCCGGTCTCCCTCGATCAACCGTACCCGCAGGTCGTAGGGCTGCCCCGCCATCTTCTTCACCGGCAGCAGCGCCATCGTGTCTCCGTTCATCAGGTAGGAGAGGAAGGCCAGCTGCTGCAGCTGGTAGAAGTTGTCCACCCGCTCGGCGTCGCATGTGGGCTTGTCCGCCCACAGGGCGAACTCCCGCACGATCTGCTCCTGCAGCTTCTCCGTCTCCTCCCGGCTAAGTCCCAGGAACTCTCCGTCGATCTGCGGGGAGGGGATCAGCCCGCCGGCCACCACGTTGGTCCGCAGGGTCTTCAGCGCCGCCGTGGCCGTTGGAATGCCCATGTAGGCGTCCCGGCTCCGCTGCCGCAGTACGTCCAGGTTGTCCTCGATGTCCTCCTTGGCGCTTCCCCCGTGGTACTCCCAGCCCCGCAGGCTCTTCTTGGTCAGGTTGGCCCCGTAGTTCCCGTACCCGCTGTTCAGGATGGACAGCGCCCCCCGGGCCGCCGCCCGCTTGGCCGCGTGCACCGGGGCCACGGCGGAGATCATCCGGTCCAGGATATTCCCTTTCGCCATGTCCGCCCTCCTCACACGTCCCGGATCAGCGCCCGGTAGGCCCGGTTCCGGCCGCCCTGCTTCTCCTCGGCCTCCGCCTCGGCCAGCTTGCCGCCCCAGTATTCCAGCTGCTCCCGCACCTGCTTCAGGTCCGCCCTGGTCAGCATGCGGGTCCCGATCTGGTAGCTCTGGCCCGTGGCGATGGCCTCCTCCGCCGCCAGCCACGTGTTCAGCTTCTTCCGGCACAGGTCTTTAGAAAATACCGACAATTAAATCCCTCCTCGTCTCCGGCGGCCCGCCGGGCGTATTCTCAGCTGCGGCGCGCCCTCCGTCACCTGCAGCACCGGATTTGTGATCTCCAGCGCCGCCGTGGCATAGTTGCGCAGGTCCAGCGGCTCGTTGCGCTTGTGCTTGCTGTCCTTCAGCTCCCAGGTCACAACCGGCCGGCCCTTGCGGAAGCGCACCACCATCTTCTCCGCCGTCAGGCCCTTGAAGTAGTCCCCGTCATACCCCGCCTCCTCGTTGATGGGGAAGTGGCAGTAGTTGGGTCCCTTGGTCTGGTGCCGCAGCCGCTGGTACAGCAGGGCCTTTCCCGCGTCTACGCCCAGGGTGAACAGCGGCGCCTTCACCCGGTTGTTGGTGGTTGGGTTGCGGATAAACGGCACGTCGCTGCCGCCCTTGCCCTTGATGGCCCACACCTTCCGCTCCCACCGGTCCCGGGTGAAGCGCAGCACCTGGTCCGCGTGGTGGCCGCCGCTGTCCATGCACGCGCTCAAAATGTGCAGCACCGTCCCGTCCTTCTTCTGGAAGCCCGCCAGCAAAAAGGCGTCCAGGTCGGCCCACACCTGCTCCTTCAGCAGGTCTCCGAAGATCTTCTGGTAGCGAATGCCCCAGCTCTCCTTGCCTACGCCCCAGCCGACCACTTCCACCTCGAAGCGGTCGTCCTGCACGTCGATCCCGGCGGTCAGCACCAGCACGCCGTCCGGCACGTCCGCCTCGTACAGCTCCCGGCGGCCCAGCAGCTCGGCGTCCTCCACCACTTCGCCCTGCTCCTCCCAGGTCTCGCCCAGCTCGGTGTTGACCCACACCTTCATGCCCTCCGGGTTCCCCTGGTCCAGCTGCTCCTTGGCCACCAGAAATTTCTGCACGATCTCCTTCCATCCGCAGAAGGTGGAGGCCAGCGTATTCAGGTGGAAGCCCCTGGCCTCCGCCCCCGGGTTCTCCGCCACAAAGCGCCCCCGCCGCGCCGCCTGCTTCCACTGGTATTCCCCCAGCACCTCGCCGCACCGCTCGCACTTGTAGCGCACCTCTCCCTGCGGGTCCTCCCGGTCAAAGACCACGTTGGCCCACACCAGGGGCTGGTAATGCCCGCACGCGGGGCAGGGCACGTTCCACTCCTCCCGCGTGCTCTGGTTGAACTCCGTCTCGATCCGGCTCTGTCCCTTCAGCACCGGCGTGGAGACGATCACCGTCTTCTTGTCCCAAAAGGTGGTCTGCCGCTTCTGCGCCAGGCTCAACGGGTCGCCCTCGGTCCCGGCGCTGGCCGGGTAGCGGTCCACCTCGTCCGCCAGCAATACCTTGATGGGGCGGCTGGCCAGTCCCGTGGCGCTGTTCGCGCCCACGATGGTGATGTGTCCGCCCGGGAAGTTCTTCTTCATGATGGTGTTCCCGCTGTACCGGCTCTTCACGTCCACCTTGTTCCGCAGCTCCGGCGTGTCCCGGATCATGGGGGCCAGCCGGTCCTTGCTGAAGGTCTGCCCCATGTCCAGCGTCGGCTGCATGACCAGGATGGGGGCCGGTGCGTAGTCCATGTAGTACCCCAGCGGGTTCAGGATGAAGGCGTCCGTCTTCCCAATCTGCGCCGCGCTCATGATCACCACTTTTCGGATATGCGGGTCTCCGATGGCGTCCATGATCTCCCGCTGGTAAGGGGCCTTGTCCGTGTGCCACCGTCCCGGCTCCGCGCTGCTCTCCGCGGACAGCACCCGGTATCGGTCCGCCCACTGGGAAAGGGTCAGCTCCGGGGGCGGTTTCAGCACCGCCGCGCACCGGGCCAGCACGTCCAGGGTCCCCCTGGGAATGTCAATCATTCTGCGCTTCTTCATCGTCCCGCCGTTTTCCCTTCCTCCACAGCGGCTCGTATTCCTTCCGCACGCACCGCTGGAAGGGGCAGATCACCTTTCCGCCCTCCCGATACATGGGCCACACGCACCCTGCGCAGGGGTCTTTATTCCGTTTCTTCTCCATCCGCTTCACCGTCCTGTACTGCAAATGCCGCCTTGGGGTCGCTCATTTCCTCCAGGATTTCGTCGATGGCCCCCTTCAGCTCGTCGAAGATGGCCGTCTGGTCGTCTCCCAGCGTGGCCAGGGTGGGGGAGAGCTTGGCGGGCAGGGCCAGGAACCGGCTGCGGATGTTCAGGAACATGGTCTTGATCCCCCGCTCGATGTCCTCGGTCCGGTGGACCTCGCCCCGGCGCAGCTCGTTCTCCAGCTCCGCCGCCTCCCGTTTGGCCTTCGTCAGCTTCGTCCGCTCCTGGGTCAGGCTCTCCTTGCCCGCGCCCCCGATGTAGGTGATGTACTTGGCCACGGTGGGCTGCAGGTCATAGAGGCCGGGCCGGGCCTCCGCAATCACGCCCTCGTCCCGCAGCTGACGCACCCGCCGCTCCGTCAGCCCCAGCCACTGGGCCACCACCTTGCTGGTGTAGAGCTTCATTCCCACCACCTGCCTTCTCCCAAGTGAGCCGCCACAACGATTGCCGTGGTCGCCGTGATCAGCATGCCCAGCATTTCCAGCTGTGTGACAGCCAGGAAACGGCACGCCGCAGTCCATCCGGCTATGACAAGCACCACCGGCACGATCCCCCACGGGTGAGGAACCGCCAGCGCCCCGCCCAGCAGCGCCGCGGCCAGCAGTGCGCCGCCCAACAGAACCGTCAAAATGCTTTCCATCATGCCATCTCCTCCGTGTCTTCTCCGTCCTCCGGGCCCGGCACGTCCACCGCGCCCGTGGCCCGCATGCGCAGCAGCTCCAGCCGCTCCCGCTCCAGCTCCATCCGCCGCTGGCTTTCCTCCAGCGCCCGCAGGCTGTCCGCGATCTTGGCGATCCGTCCCTGTACCTTGTAAAGGGCCTCCTGGAGCTTCAGCGCCCGGCTGAAGGCGCTGTCCTTGCTATACATGCCCATGTTCTGCACAGCCCCGTCCTGCTTGTCCTTGCCCCGTCCCGCCGGCAGACGCATGTCCAGCAGAGAGGTGAGGTACAGGGCGTCTTCCGGTGCCTCCTCATACTCCGCGATCTTGGTCATGATCCGGTGCTCCCGGAATTTCAGGATCTTCATTTCATGCTCCAGGGCCTCCCGGCTCCCCAGCGGCGTATTGGCCACCAGCTCCCGCTCCTCCTCTGTGAGCATATCGAAGAAGACGGCGCTGTAAGCTCCGTCCTTCTCCGCGTTTTTGTTTCCCGCCGGCGCCCCCGGGTGGCTGCCCGCCGCGTTCCGCTTCCCGGCGCTGTTCCGGTTTCCGGGCTGGCCGCCCCGCTTCCGCTTGGGCATGGCTTCGTCCCACCTGTCCGCCGTCTTCCAGTTCCTTACGGTCTGATAGCTCGCCCCCAGCTCCTGCGCCAGCTCCCGCAGGCTTACCTCCTCGCCCCGGCTCTTCCGTGCGATATATTCAGCCTTGGCGGTGTCGCGCTTCTCGCTCCGCTTCGGCATGTCCTACCTCCTTGCGCTCGAACGAATGTACGCCCATCAGGATATGAAAATACCCCGCGCGGCCACGCGAGGTATTGTGTGCATGGAAAAGGGCCGGAGCCTTTCGGCCCCAGCCCTTCATATCCATGGTATCAGCTTAGCACGGAAAACCTGCGAAAGTTGCTAACTCTCAAAAATTTTTTCTTGTCACCCAGCTTCGCCGGAGCTTTGCTTCACCTGTCTGCTTGCCGGCTCAAATAGAGCAGGTTCGAGATATAATATTCCAATGCGCTATCGGCGCTGAACTCGCTTTGTGCCTTCATCTCCCGCAGCACATATTCGCTGTACCCGGTGAAGAGGCTTATCAGGTTTGGGCAGGCGATTTTTTCTTCACACACGCCTTTGAAATCGTTGACCAGCTCCCACTGGTTTTCAACACCGCGCAGAAATCCGGCCAGTACGCACGCCCGCAAGGTTCTCTTGAATGCAGCTGTGTTGTTCAGTTCATTCATTGGGTAGTTCTCTATAAATCTAAAGCGGCTGTACGGTATCTCATAGTGGGCAAAAATCGTGTGCGCTTTCCCCGATTTGTGGAGATACCCCCACCTGTTGTCATACTCCCGGTATATGGAAGCCGCTTCCCGGTAGTTCATTGACATCATCGCAGCGACAGCATGTTGGACCGTCTTCCGGTAATCGGCTTCATACTCTGTGATCACCTCGATCCCTTTGGCTGTTAGCTCGTATAGCCCACGCTTGGTTTTCACTGGGACGCCCGCTTCCAGCAGTCTTTCCGCAAGTTCCGCCTTCTTTCCGCTCGTCGGCAGCCCATGCGACTGCAGCATATCTTTCAGCTCGGCTTTTTCGTAAAGGAACGTCAGGGCTTTTTCTTTTGCCATCGGCTTTATCAGCCCCCGTTTCCGGAGGGTCTGACACCCTTCCTTTTCACTGTCAAAGTCCCCTGTGTCGAAATCGCCCCTTGTGAGCGGCCATTTTCTCTGTGGGCTGATACCACGCATGGCATAAGCCAACGCCCGTACATCTTCGTGCTTTCCCTCCGCCAGAACCGCAAAGCTCGGCAACCTCGCTTGATAGTGTAGGCTCTTTGAGTATGAAGCAGCTTCAGCCCACTCCTCCCTTATCGCCTCTTCGGCAACCTTCCTACGTCGCTCCTCTTTTTCCGGTTGCCTCGCAGCTTCGCAGCGGTCGGATCTTTTCTCGACTGCCCATGTCCCACCCAATAATTTTAATAGTCCCATGCTGCATGCCCC